CGTCCCGGCGTTGCCGGCCTGCGTCGTCGCCGTACCGGCCGCGCCGGTCGCGATTCCCGCCTGCGTGGTCGCCGTGCCTGCGGCTCCCGTTGCAACTCCCGCTTGAGTTGTTGCCGTCCCGGCCGCCTCCGTCGCTGTGCCAGCTTGCGTCGTGGCGGTCCCGGCTTGCGCAGTCGCAATACCTGCCTGCTGAGTCGCCGTCGTCGCCGCAGCTTGAGCCGCAAGCCGATCCGCCAAAGTGTCGGCGACATTGACGGCGAGGAACTGACCCAAGATCGTCTGATATGTGCCGGTGTCGTCTGTGAGAACGAGTGATAGTTCCATTGATCAGCTCAAGGGAGACTGCGCAATGCGCAGATAGGTAGGAGGTCCAAGCACCACCTCGCCTTGAGGGGTCACGAGTTTGCAGTCGATGCGCGCCTTGCACGCAGCCCAGTTTTCCGTCGACGCTGCCGACAGGGCGAGAAGCCCTTTGGTGATGTCGACCCACAAGACAGAGAGCGGAGAAATCAGGGTCTTGCCCGTCTGATCATAGAGATTGGCCGTGAACGACCAGCCGGAAAAATCAGCCGGTGCGCCATCCTGCTGCAGCCCACCAACGAGGTTGAAAGTTGCACCGATATAGACGGTCAGCATGATCAGGCCGCCCCTGTGTAATAGATCGGCACCAGCGCGAAGTATGGCGGCCGGTTTTCGTGCGCTGCGCCAGAACCGGTGTTTTGCGTGCCAGAGATACCGGTTGTGGCCGAGGCGATTGCAATGTCGGCGTATGCACCCGCGATGGATACACCAGTGCCAGCGACTTGGGTACTGTTGATCGAGCTGCTGTTTGGTGTGCCAGTCAACCCCAACGCGCTGCCTGGAATGTTATTCGGCACCGCCGTGCCGAGGCTATGGGCGTGACCGGGATCGTTAACGCCGTGTCCGTGGGGGTTTTGGGCAACTCCGTGAGCATGACCCGGGTCATTAATGCCATGGTTGTGTGCGGGCAGTTGCGCAATGCTCAGTGACACGGTCGCAGCGCCGCCGACCGCCGCATTTGGATACGATAGCCCCGCGCCCACCAGAAACCGGTCGCGTAGATCAGGGGTTCCATGCGTGCCGTCCGCGTAGTGCCATCCAACCGGCCACGCACCCACGACCGCCGCTTCCGTCGGCGGTCCGTACCAGTAACGGACTTCGCCCACGATGTAGATTTGCGATCCAAGGACGAAATCCTTGCTCGTCGTAGAAACTATGCCGGCCGCGCCGTTTGTGATCTTCTGGCCGTTGACGTCCAACGCGGCAATGGGCTTGATCCCATTTCCGTTCGCCAACTTTTTGATGAATGCAAACGCGGCCTGCAAGTAGTCGTTCGCGTTCGGGCCGACAGGCTCGCTGCCAAGCGGTGAGTTTGAGCTCGGTGTCTCGGAGATGTCGTCAAAGCTGCTCGGTACCGGCATTTTTAGTGTCCCTTGAAAATGTCATTCGCGCCGCCCTGAACTACGACAGCTGGCTCAGTTCCGCTCGTTTGCACAGTGGCGGTCGTCTGCGGCGCCGAAGTGACAGCTCCCGGTGTTACTGCGAAGTCCCGCACGACCTGATTCGTACGCGCGCCGTCCTGTGTCATGCCGAAGTAAAAGCCGAGAACCTGCTTGTTCTCGCTGAGCACGTAGCCGATCAGCGTGCCGACGGTGAGCGCCGCGGTCGTGTCCTTGATGACGCTGTCCGCATGGCCGCCCATCACGGCCCAAACGATGTATGCGGTCATCGTCATCAGCACTAGCGCGAGCAGCGGCCGCATGAAGTCGTTCGGCTGCTGCATGGCGAGTTTTCGCGCGCTGTCGCGGTCCGCCGCTTCGGCCGCATACTGCGCGGTGCGCTGGGCGTCGGCGGCAGTCTGAGCGGCCAGCTCGGCCTGTTTCTGCTGAAGGGCCACCTGCGCGAGCGTGGCCTGATTCGCCAACTCCGCTTCGCGCAGCTTCTCGAGCAGCGCCGGATCCGCGGCGATGGCGGCAGCGGCCGCGTCTGGATCATCGGCCGGCGTGCCGGTCACCGACGAAATGATGGCACCCACCGCGCCGCCGGCAATCGTGCCGATCGGGCCGAGCGCCGAGCCGAGCAGCGGCGCCGCCTTGGCGATGATGGGTGCGAGGTCGGACCACTTCATGCTGTTGCTCCCTTGATCAGATTGCCTGCGATACGCAGCGCCCAGCCTTTCGAGTAGGTCGGCCACGCGGCGGCTTGCGTCATGAATTGCAGACGGTAGCCATTGAAGGCGGCGATCAGCGCCTTGGGCTCGTGCGCGGCGATCGCGGCGGCGGTCACCGGCCCGAGCACTCCGTCAGCCTTCACGCCGGCCGCCGATTGGAGCCACTTGATAGCCGGGCCGACTCCACTATTGACTGCACCGTCGAACACCTGAAACGCGAGCGCCGAGTCGAGCAGATCACCGCCAAACTTCGTCCAGTAGTCGGCGCGGTAGATCTGCTTGGCCTGATCGAGCGTCAGATTTTTGATGTCGAGCGTCGGGTACGACATGGCGCTGATCCCATATTTCGTGCCGTTCAACTTGCCGACACCAACCTGACCGCTCGTCCAGTTACCGCGATCTTTCGGGTCGGCCGTGAAGCTGCCCTCGTTGCCTATCAGCGCGGCAAACGCATCATCGAAGCTCGACATCACTTGCTCCCCTTGCTGTCTACGTTGTTCGCCCGGAACTCCAGCACCGTCAGGCGGTTGTCGTCTTTGCGCAGTTCATTCCCGACGTCGAACTGGTATTTCGCCAACTGCTCGTCCCGCCGTTGCCTGGCGGCATCGAAATCGGCCTGCCAAGGCTTCCACTGCGAATACAAGCCGCCGGCCGCCGCGACGACCATTGCGCCGACACCCCCTAGGACCCGAAGCGCGCGGCGATTACCAACCATGTCGTCGCGAAGCGGTTGGATTTCCTTGTCGCGCAATTTCTGGATCGCGTCGTCAACCTCGTCGGATTTTTCGAATAGGCGCCGTTGGCCGTTGTCCAGCCCTTTGATCTGCTCTTGAACAGAAGCGAGGGATAGCTGCATCTGAACGAGCATTGCAAGCTGCCCTTCGATACGCTTTTGCCCATCGAGGTAGTTGTTCATGCGCTCGACGAGCACCTTCACTTCGGCATCGTTCATTTGTCCGTTGTCCAATCACATGCCCCGGTTGCTCTGTTTTCTCTGTGTGCGGCTCGCTTCGTATGCCTGAACAGCGCGCACGCCGGCGCGGCCTGCTCCGGATGCCTTTTGCTTGAGTGCGTCGACGAAGACCTGCTTCGCTTGAGGTTGCCCCTTGAAATCCTCGAGCGCCCTCGCCAGCTTCTTCGGATTCAGCAGCAGATCGATCGCCGCTTTCTCTGTCTTTGCCGAGACACGCGCTACGGCTGACTGCACGGCCTGACCGATCGCCCATCCGTGCGCGCCGCCGGCGATCGCGCCACCAACCGCGGTCTGCCGCGCGCCGCCATTGATGAATCGACCGAGCAGGCCGCCGCCGAGCTGCGCGTTCGCAAAGGTCTGGCTACCGGCCGCGCCGAGCGGGTTGTTAGCTGCTGATGCGCGCGTCAGATCGCTGATCAGCGTGTCAGCGTACGCACGCGCGCCGCCGGTCAATGGCTGCTGTCCGGCAAGCAGACTCTTGGCGCCGTTGAGCGTGATGATCGGATCGCCGGCCGTGTTGTGCGCGCCGAGGCCGAGCTTCTGCAACGCCTGCTGCAATTGCTGGCGCGACTGAATATCGGACCCAGTGCTTGCAGCCTGCGTCATGTATTCGTCGTAGCTCGGCGAGTTCTGGCGAAGGTACTGATTGAAGTTGTCGGATGCCTGATTGGCTTCGCGCTTCATCAGCGAATCAGCGCTCGCCCGCACGCGGTCCTGCAGCGCCTGCCGAAGATATTCCTGCCCCTCTCCTTCGAGGCCGACCATGTTCGTTGGCGTGCGCTGCGCCTGCTGGCCGAGCGCGCGCAACTGATCGATCATCTGCGGCGTGACCTGATCGGCCGCGCGAATGCCGGGCTTCATCTGCTCGCCGACCACGCTGTTGATCGTCTGCCGTAGCTTGTTCGGGCTGACGGAACCGGTGAGCGGGTCCACGGTTCCATTCAGGCGGGTTTGCAATGCCTGCTGCGCGTCGATCGGCGCAGAGTCTGCCTGGAACTGCGCGCGAGCCGGCGCATAGTCGGGGCTCGCCCGATCCATCAAGCCGACAAGCTGATTCTTCACGTTGATCAGCGCGCGGGCCTGCGTGTTCTGCTCCTGCTGCAACGCGCGGTTGATCTGGTCGTCGAGCACGCCCTTTGCATACAGCAAGCCATGACCAGAGACCCATTGGCCACCGCCGTCAGCCTCGGTGCGAACAATCGGACCCTCGCCGAGGTTATCGGACATGGTCTGCGCGATGCGCATGGCGTCCTGAAATGCAGGCTTCGAATTCAAGGACGTGAATTCCGGCCAGTTCGTCGGAACCGATACGTCTGCGGCGGCGAACATGTCGTCAGCTGTCTGGCCGCGCGCTGCCTTCAGAGAATCGATCGTGTCCCGCGTTCCGGCAACGTTGTCGATCCCCTCGCGGAGTGATTGCAGAAGCGGCGTTTGCTGATTCTCGAACGCTGCGCTCCCGCGGTTCTCTGCCAGCCCTGCTGCATTCTTCATCGCCTGCGCGTAGGCCGGCGTCTGCATGACGTCAGCTTGAGCCTGCGTCAGCGGCGGCAATTCACCTTGGCCGGCGGCAATGCGAGCAGCCTGCTGTTGGGTGAATGCTTCCGCCTCATTCGAGAGATCCGGGCCGACCGCTCCATTCGCTGCCTGCCACCGTGCGGCGTTGTTTGCGTTTTGGCGATCGGTGAATGCAATTTGCCCCTGCTCAGTGTTCTGCAGGCGGCGTTGGATGCCGACCAACTGCGTGTTTTGCCCCGCTTCGGCCGCCGTCGGCAAGCTGCCCGGGATCAACTCGTCAGAATTGGATCGCAGCGCCGCGATCGTGCTGTCAAGATCACCGCCGAGACTCTTGCCGATGCCTGCGGCCGCCGCATTCTCGCCGCCGCGCAACGTGTTCCATGCCCGCGAGACCGCCGGCGTCGCCGCGGCCGTTGCAGCGCTGATTCCCTTGCCGACGCCATACCCTACCGCGCCGAGTCCAGCTCCTTCCACCCCGCCTGAAAGAATCCCGGTGTCGTTGAGCGCCCCCTGCGTAGCACCGAAGGCGGCACCGGTCGCGATCTGCGGCAGAAGCTCGGGCCCGGCGAAAAGCATTGGCGCCGTGCCGCCGATGATGCGGCCTGCCGTACCCCATCCACTATCCGGCCCGGCGCCGACGTCCGCTGCCTGCTGTGCAAAGCGAGCAGCAGCAGTTCGCGCATCACCCGTGATCGCATTACCCGCGTCGGTTGCGCCAAGCGCAGACACGCCCCTGCCCACCAGCGCCTCGACGCCAGCCGCCGCGGTGCCGAGACCTTGCCCGGCACCCGCGCCCAGCTTGACTAGAAAATTCGAATCGTTGCCTTGTTGCGGCGGCAGAATAGGATTGTCGGTAACGCCAGGCACGCTTTGCGATCCAGTGTCTCCGAGCTGCTGCTTGAACTTCAACGCGTATTTCAACGTCTCGTCGGGCAGCTTCGAGAGATCAGCGCCGGCGGCAAGCCACTTGTCGGTGTTGCCCGGCCCCCAGTTGTAGGCAATCGCCGCAAGATCGGGTGCGCCATACTTCTGACGCATCGCGGCGTAGTAATCGCGGCCGGTACGCGCATCATCCTGAGGCGTTCCGTTCGACGGTTTGACGCCGAAACCGGGATCCGAGCTGCCGGCACCAGTCGGCGTGATTTGCATGCTGCCGCGCGCACCCGATGCGGGGTTGACGATGTCGGCGCGCGCGTCCGATGCGCCGCTCGACTCATTCCGGTGAATGGCCGAAGTTTCTGCCTGCAAACCGGCACCCGGTGCCGTGTTGGGCCCCGCGTTCAAGATGTCGACCAGCTGCGCGTCGGAAAGGTTTGTGAGATCCATTACTTGATCAGCCCCCGTCGACGTGCCTCTGCGAGTGCAGCGCTGTACGGCACAGCACCGGCATTACTCGGCCGTTGCTGCGGCGCACGGCCGGTCAGCGCATCGGCGAATGTCGTGCCGGCCGGGAACTGAACGCCATTGATGGTCGCGTCTCGCTTGAGCGGGCCCAGATCGCCGCGGTTCGCCGTCACGTAGTCGGACTTGGCGTTCTGATACAGCGCACTGACCTGCTGCACGCGGCCCACCGCCGAGAGATACGCTTGCCACGTATCCTTCGATGCGGTGTCACTCGGTACACCGCTACGCACTAGCTGAATGTCCTTGTCGGATGCTGAACCGGGCGGTAGTTCACCAAGGATCGAGCTGTTTGCAAACTGCGCAAGTTGGCCGCGCAATTGCTGGCCAGCGTCCTTGTTGCCGGTCAGCTTCGTCAGCGTGTCGTTCACCGACGCGCCGAAGCCGCTCGAGAAGTCCGGTGCGCTTGCGAGCTGATTCGCGAGATATGCAGTGTTCTGGTACGTTTGCCGAGCGCTCGCGGCGGCCGTCTGCGCGTCATTCACCGTCTTTTGTTGCGGGTCGCCGAGCGGCCCGACGTTCGGGTTCGACTTGAGCAACGGTTGCCCGACGATGTTGCCAGTGCGATCGAGCTGCACCGTGTACGTGTTGCCGTCCGGCCCTTGCACGTCCGCCGTGCGCGCAACGCCGGGCTGAGCCTGCACGATCGGGCGGCCGGTGCGCGGGTCAACCAGAGACTGATCTTGCCCGACGCTGACCGGCTTTCCTTCCTCCCACATTTGCTTGCGGGCCGCCAGCGCGTTATCGAATCCCTGCTGCTGCGCGGTCTGCTGCAGTTTCTGTGCCGCGAGCGCGTTCTGCATCTGCTGCTCGCGATTGGCGTTGTACGAATTGAGGCCCGAGATTCCACCAAGGCCGACAAGCTGCCCGAGATTCCGCGTGCCGTCGTTGCCCGCCAGCATCGTGAGGCCGGACGCGATGATCGCTTGGCTCGCGTTGGGGCTGAGGTTCGTCAGCTTGTCGCCGATGCCAGAAATCGAAGCGCCGAGCGCGCCAAGTAGCGTCTTCGACTTCTCCGGCGACGCTGCCGCGTCGGCTGCGGCCGGCGCAAGCGCGCTCAGAATGCCGCCGCCGTTCGGATTCGGTTGCCACGCGTCTGACGCGTTGCCCTGATCGTCGACCATCACGTCCGGCGCACCTTGGGCCTGCGCAATCTGAATCGGAAGTTGGTTGCTAGCCGCCTGTGCCGCCATAGGCGCATTGGCAGGCTTCGCGACCATTGACAACGCCGCCGGCGTGACCGCCGCAGGCTGCTGAGCAGTTTGCAGCGTGCCGCCACCGCCGAAACCCATCGGCGCGCCCGCGCTCGCCGACTGTTGAGCCGGCGCGGACCCGAGGCTCGCATATGGGTTGCTCGCCGATCGGCCAAGGAGGTCAATCAACGTGCTAACTGGCACCGCCGGAACAGAGGTTGAGTCGTTTGCCGGCAGAATAGGCTGCGTCGTTGCGTAGGGATTGCTCGCACCGTTGCCGTACTGAGCGATAAGCTGATCGATGAGGGCCATGTCCGATCCTTAGAACAGAGTGCTCAACGCACCTATGATGCCGCCGCCCACCGCCCCGATGGCTGTGCCGATACCCGGCACAATCGAGCCGATGGCCGCACCCGTCCCCGCGCCCTTGAGCGCGGCGCCACCGATATTGCCGGCGCTATTGCCGCTATGGTTCTGATTAACGGTGCCCTGCAGCAGGCCGCCGGTCACGTTGCCCAACATGCCCCACGGCCCAGACGATCCGCCGACCGATGCACCGATGCCGCCGGCACTATTGAGTTGGCTGCCGACTTGCGTTCCGGTCGTCGGCGCACCATTTGCGTTATGGCTTGCGCTCACGAGGTGCTCCCCGGTTTAAGCTTCTGCAGCAGTTGCAGAAGTGAATTCCCTCCGGCGCTTCCGCCCACAGGCACGTAATCCATGATTGGGACCTGAAAGTTCTGCGCTTGCAGCCGCACACCACCGCCAGCGCCTCGCGCGCCGCCGCCCGTCGATGAAGTCGGGGTTCCGAGTGCTTTGCTGGTCGATCCTAGGGCGCTTTGCATGCCTTGCAGGCTCGGCAGTCCACCCGAACCGCTCGTGAATCCATAGCTGTTCGAACCGGCATCCTGAGTCGGAAGAGACATGCCCGAACCGACACCGGAGAGTCCGGCAAACGAGTCTCCCGCGCCGCTGCTGAAATCGCTGGGCATGGTGAACCCGAAGCTGTTCGAACCCACTCCCGAGCTGCCGCTGGAAAACGCGCTGCCAAGATCGGCCATGCTGCTTGCGTCGCCACTTGAACTCATCACGACCCCTTGAGCAGGCTGGCGACACCCAGCCCGGTTTGACCGATCCCAAGCAGCGTGGCGAGCGAATTGCCGCTGCCAGCGGTGGACGTCTGAGTGGTGATACCGGCGCCACTGCCGAGCGCGCCCGAAAGAGCGCTCGAAAGAGTCGAAAGGTTCGAGTAGGGCTGGTTCACCTGGTTGTACCACTGCTGATACAGCGCATTGAGCTGATCCTGGTTGTTGCTCTGCGCAGCCGTGCCGCCGGTCAGCTGGTTGCCATAGAGGCTCGACGCCGCGGTATTGGCCGCAGTGGATCCATTCAGCGCATTGGCAATATTGCTCTGCTGGTTGTTGTAGTTCGAGCTTGCCTGCGTGTTGTAGGCCTGATTCGCACTCGTACCGACAGACTGGTTCGCCAGATTCACGGCGTTTTGCTGCGCGGCGTTCTGCGACGCGACGCCTGCGGCCGTGTTGTAGGCCGAGTTGTACATGCCAGCGGTGTTATTCGAGAGCGTGTTAGCGAGGCTGTTTTCATTCGCCGTCGTCGCCTGCTGCTGTGCGCTGCCACCGAATGCGCCGGCATTACGGAACTGCGCAAGCGTATTCGCGGCTGTGCCGTTCTGATACGCGTCCGTGATCTGTTGGTTTGAAGCCGCGACCGTTTGCGCGAGATATGGATTGTTCGACGGATCGGCGTAAGAGTCAGCCGCCGTCGACGCGTTCACATTCCCGGTGTACGGGTTCGTGATGGAATATCCGTTCGCATTCCCAAGCAGAGAGTTGTAATAGCTCTGCGCCGCGCTGGAGGTGTTCGCCTGATTGCCAGCCGCGCTCGTCAACCCGGAAATTGCACCGGTCTGCGTGCCGTTCATATCTGCAACGGTCTGGCCGGTGTACTGCGGCGTGGTCGTGTTCGACAAATCAGCGCCACGCTGGAGCAATTGCTGGGCAAACGGCTGCGCCCATGACGGCAACTCTTGTGTCGTCGTCGTGCTGCCGCCACCACCACCGCCCGAGCTCACGCAGCCTCCGCGAAGTTGTGGTTTGCAAACTCGCCATGATGTTCACGGCGCAGCCGAATTGCCGCAGCGGCAGCATCAAGTAACGACGCATGACGCTCGCGGAACATCCGACCAGCGACACGGACGCGCACATCCCACTTTTTCGCAAGCTCGTGCCACGTCACTCCTTTGACGCCGGACGCAGCCACCGTCTTATGGCCCACGTTCCACGAACTTTCGGCGGGATTTGCTGCGCGGAGGTTCTTCCATCGATTGTTAGAGGGGTGTGTGTCGCGATGATCGACGATGTGATCGGGCCAGGCGCCAGTCATGAATGCCCAAGCTAGGCGATGGCCATATGCGCGCATTCCATCGCACCGGATGTCAACGTAGCCGTGCGCATTGAGCCCCCCGACCATGTCGCCAGCAATGCGCCGGGCGTTCGCTTTTGCGGCAGCCTTCGACCACGTGAACGCACCCGTCTCCGGGTCATAATCGATCAGCTCTCTAAATCGCGCCAGCTTCGCATCCATTTCCTGCGCTCCAAAAACAAAAACGGCCCACCCCCGGAGGGATGGGCCGTCTGTGACGATAGGCTACTTGCTGGCTAGAATTCTAGCCACAAGTTTAGGAATGTCAACGAATCGTGGTTGCTAATCGCGAATGACAATGCTGGCTAGCCATATCGCGACCGGTGCCGCAAAAATAATGGAAACTACCCAGTTACCGCCGATGAGAAAGATGACCGCCGCGGCAAAAAGCAGGACCATGATCGAGCGCAGACCGCGACCCACGGAAACTGCGCCGCGCACGCCGGCATCGGCAACAACTGCAGCACCGGCAGCCACGTCACTGGGCTTTCTGAGGTAGTAAATGAAGAGTGCCGCCAGAATGACAAGCATCACAACAAAAGCAGGGGGAAACGTAATCATGGTCTTCTCGTGAGTAGTTATTCGTATCCGAATAATAGACCAACTCACGCTGCGTTCAAGGGGTCAACGTCACATTCAAACGTGACATGCCGCAGTCTGAAGCCGTGCCGCGGCGCGACCTTCTCCCAGCCGCGCCGCGAAGAACCGAACGTCAGTTTGAGCGCCGGGTGAGGCGTCGCGTTGCGCGCGATCATCATAAGATCGTCTCGAAAGACCGACATCGGATCGAAACCGGGCCGGGCGTAGAGTAGCCAGATATGCAGGTCGCGGCCAAGCAGCCGCAGGACCATCCAGCCGATCCGCTCGTCGTCGACGTGCAGCAGGAAAAGCGTGGCATCGCCTGCTCGACACATCGCGTAGGCATCTTCCGGGATAAATCCGTCTGGCGCTTCCACGATCGCAACTTCGTCTCTGATCAGCGGCCATACCCGTTGCAGGTCAGCAGGGGCGATTGCCTCTAGTTTCCGGTCAGGCATCGGCATGCTCTCCATGTCCCCGGCGCGCCGGCGCTAACGCAGATCCACCCTAGCACGACGTATTTTGCGCCCGTCGTCCCCAGTTCGGTAGGGGCACTGTTCCTGATGAAATCACCTTGGGCGTATGCCACCACGCCGCCAGCGGCCGGCGGCGCCGTCGTCGCGTTAGTCGCGCCCGCAATCTGTCCTTCTGACGCGGCGTTGAGCTGTCGAATGATCGGGTCCATTGCGCGCTGCAAAGCGGCACCGAGTGCCGGGAGAGACGCGGGCGCGCCGATGTTCCAATTTGTGATGCGCATTAGATACTCCCCGCCGGCATGATCCGCGGCACAGCGCCGAGAATTTCGTGATTGCCGGTGAAATTGAGCGTTACCTGGGCATAGCGACAGGAGAAATCGGCCGGCAATTCGCCGTCGTACATATCGCCGAGACTTTGGACCGTCGATGCCGCGCCGAGAGCAGCCACCGCGGATGCCGAACCCGAGCATGCCGTAGGCTGCGCGGCGAACCGAGGCAGAATGCCCTGCACGTACATGTAATCGCTGTCATCTCCGAACCATCCGCTCGTGAGCGAACTGTTTTCCGAAACACCGCTCAGCGCCTGGAGTGTATGGGTCGTATCGATGATTGCGGGAAGCTCGCTCGCCTGGCTCCAGAACGAACTGTTGTAGGGAATTTGCGGGAGCGAGTCCCATGTCGAAACATTCGGCAGGCTGCCGAGCACATCCCATGTGATCTGTCCGGAAACGTACGCAACGGCCGCTTCGATCTTCGCATCGGCGCGGCCGAATTTGCCGGTTCGATAGTTCAATACGAGGCACTTGTCGGGCACCGGCTGGCCTGAACTGCTTGAACAGAAGTACCAGAAAACGAGCGAGTTTTCCTTGTCGTGATAGCTCTCGACGCGATCGCGGTTTAGCTGCGACCAGTTGGCGTATAGCCATTCCTTCACCTCGTCGCCGATCGGCGTCACGGCCGACCCGTCATATTGATACACCTGTGCGTCGCTGCCCAGGAACACATGTCCGGTTCCGATCGCGACTACTGCCTCCTGACAGGGCGTGCCGACCACTGGCGAGATCTGGCTGAAGCCCCAGATAACCGGTGTCCCCTGATAGCTGCCATAGAACATTGAGTCCTTCTTGTACGCGACGATGTTCGTTCCGAGCACGCGGCCCGCCGTGATCTTGCCGGGCGTGTCGACGATGCGGCCTTTCGCACACTGCGTGGCCTGGCTCGGCGTCCACACGGTCTGGTCATAGATCCCACTGCAGAACCAACCGTCCGGACGATGTCCATCCGTCAAATCTGTCGTATCGAATGCGAACACAAAGCCCTGCGTCACCTCGACGATCAGCGCGGCCGGCGCGCCAGCGATGGAAGCGAAATTGCCTGCGCTGATCGACTGTTGCAGCGGATCCGCACCGTTCGACGCGATCGTGGCGTTGCCCAATTGGGCATAGCGCCAGCGATTTGCCCCGCCGGAATAAGCCATCCCGGACACGTCATTCTGTGCGGAGCCGACGATCTCGTACAGCTTCGTGGCCGTTCCAGCGATCGTGCGATACGAGCCCGACAGCAACTCTGTTGAAACTGCGCCAGTCACTTCGCTGGGGAAAGGCGCGGCTCCGATGCCAGACGCCGACGGCGCGGCCTTCATCCCACGCAGCGTAGGAACCATGTTCACACAATCGAGCACTGCGCCCGGCGTCGTCGGATCGACGCTCGGCGTGAAGCCGCGGAATGGAATGGTTACAGCCATTAGCCGGCCCTCATCACAAGGGGTTGGTCTTCTGCCGTCTTGGACTCGCTATCGTCATCCACGAAATCGTCGATTGCCTGGTCGCGGCGTGCCATCCATTTTTGCTGGCTCGCCGTGTCGCGAATATAGTCGGCGGCTTCGGCAAGTGCGCCAAAGAAATAAATGTCGGGCGCATCCTCGAGCAGCCAATTGCTTTGGTTCGTGTCGGAGAGCGCCTCGATCGCCGTGTAGTACTCGACGAACAAACGCTGGCCAAGTTGCGGCACCGTCAGCCGTAGGTTGTCGCCGAGGATCTGGTAGCCAAATTCGATCTTGCACGGGTCGGACGACGGCGGAAAGAAACCGAGCGGCCGATCGTCATATTTCGCGACGATCAATCGCCCCCAATCCGCCGGCAACGCGACGAGATCCTTCGACGGGGTGATTGCGAAGCTCTCCCGCCGCGAGCGAGTCTTGATCTTGCGGTCGAAGTTCCGCTCCGCGAGCATGATGAAGTCGGGGAAAAGCGCTGTCAGATCGCCGCGCTTGAGCCATTTCCCCATCGACGTCTGCAAATCCGAATACGACTGAATGGTCATTTCTATTACGCTCCCAGCCTGTGATACACTTGTTCCTGCATTGGCGCTGCCGGACAGGAGTTGAAGGACGGTTCCCGGAGGTCGATGCAACAAGCCCGCCCACAGCGGGCTTTTTCATTTCCCGTTTGGCTTTTTGAAATCGCCCTTTGGAATGACGGAGAAAAGTTGGGGATTCTTCGAGCCTGACGTTTCAAACGTCACCGTATCGCGCACGTTGTTGCCATAACCGTCCGCCCGTGGCGTCTGGTTCACGAGATTTGGTCTGCCGAATCGGTCAACCGTGACCTGTGATGTCGGCGATAGCCCGTTTTCGATCTGCGCAAGCATGTCGTCGATCGAATAGCCGTCCGCCGACCTGCTCGCATAGTGATGCGTCCCGCGATACCAGAGATCAGCGCCAACGGGGAATCGCTCATGAATCGGAAGGCGGATCAATGTTTCCTCGAGCCTGAACGCCTCGCCAGTCGGCGTCACGAACAGACCCGCGAAATCATCCGTTTTCGGCATCTGTGTGATCATGTGTTCAAG